GGGGCTTCTTTCTATTTTGTAATAGAAACAGCAGCTACTGATCTTGATATTTTAACTGACGGAACTGACAAGTTTGAAGGTGCTGTTATGGTTGCTGTAGATGACGGAGCTAAAAAAGCTTTTGTTCCATCAGCATCTAACGATGTTATGACTATGAATGGTTCAACAAAAGGTGGTATTGCAGGGAGTGTTGTAAAGATCACAGCTATCGATGCAGTAACTTATTTAGTTCATGATTCATTGTTAATTGGTTCAGGAACTATAGTTACACCATTTGCTGACGCTTAATTTAGGAGACTAATATGAGCTCATCAGATGTAAAAGCCTCCGTGCCTTTAACTTCTACAGGACAGTTACAAGGAACTATAGGTACTGGAGCAGGTACAGCGACTAATTTAGGAGCACTAAGAATTCAGTCAGTACAGGCTCAAGCTAGTGCTGCCGATGCTACTATAAAAGTATACGATGGAACAGGTGCTTCTGGAACTAAACTTCTAATGGAATTTAAATTTGGTAGCGCGGCAAACGAAGCGTTTGATCACTATTTACCTAATGACGGAGTTTACTTTAAGAATGGGGCATACGTCGTATTGGCTAATTGCGACTTCTTTGTTGCTTATCATTGTTAAAATATGGCAACCTCAGGAACTCGTACATTTAGTTTAGATGTAGCGACAGCAATAGAAGAGGCATATGAACTTGCGGGTTTAGAAGCTCGCACGTCATACGATGCCGTAACTGCTCGTCGTTCTTTAAATATTATGTTTGCCGATTGGGCAAACAGAGGTATTCAGATGTGGGAAGTTGTTAAAGTTGAACAAGCTTTAACTAAAGGAGATGAAACATACTCTTTAAATTCTTCTGATATCGATATTTTAGATGCGTATATACAAAAAACAGTAGGAAGCACGGTTACAGATTTTTCGTTAAGTAGAATTGATCGTAACGAGTATGTAAATATTCCTGTAAAAGCAACAGAAGCCAGACCTACGCAGTTTTGGTTAGAAAGATTGATAACTCCTGTTATACATCTCTATCCAGCGCCCGAGAACTCAACAGACAAACTCATTTACTATTCTTGGCAAAGAATACAAGACGCAACCACATCCGTTAATGATTTAGATATTCCAAACAGGTTTATGCCTTGTTTAGTTTCTGGGTTAGCTTATTACCTTTGTTTAAAAAAGAACACTCAAAAAATTTCTATAATTCAACCGTTATATGAACAAAATCTTGAAAATGCAATTAAATATGATGAAGACAGGTCTTCGATACATTTAGTTCCTAATAGGAGTTATATTTAATGGCATATGCCACAGGTAAATACGCTAACGCTATTTGTGATAGATGTGGCTTTAAATACCCGTACCTGTCTATGAAAACTGAATGGGATCACACGAGAGTTTGTCATGAATGTTATGAACCAAAACATCCGCAACTAGACCCTTCTCACCCTCCTGTTGATGCAGAATCTTTGTGGCAACCAAGACCTGATGTTAGTTTACCTCAGGCTCAGTTAGGAAGAGTTACAACTAGAAATCCTTCAGACACTGTAATAAGTCAAAAAGGAACAAACATGATGAGATTTAGAGACGACCCTAATATAGGTAGTAAATTTGTAGGAGAACAAGGATCAGGTAAGTTAGGCGATATCACAGTGAGCACAAGCTAATGGCAGGATTTACTTACAACGGACTAACTACAGCTATCCAAAATTACATGGATAACACTGAAACAACGTTTACAAACACGATACCAACGTTTATACAACAAGCTGAAGAAAAAATATTAAAATCTGTAGATCTTCCTGTGTTTAGAGAAAACGTCACAGGAACTGGTTCTTCTGGTAATACTTATTTATCAACCCCCACAGATTTTTTATCTCCACGTAGTTTAGCTGTAATTGACGGCAGCGGTAATTATAGTTATTTATTATTAAAACATGTGTCTTGGATTAGAGACTATACTCCTGCAGCAGCAACAACAGGAGACCCATTGTTTTATGCTTTATTTGACGATAATACTTTTATTTTAGCTCCAACACCAAACAGCAACTTTACATTTGAACTGCATTATTTTTACAGACCAACTTCTTTAGTAGATTCTGGAGACAGTGGTTCTACATGGTTGTCAACTAATGCTTCTAACACTTTACTGTACGGTGCTTTAGTTGAGGCGGCTATTTTTATGAAACTAACCCCTGCAGAAATACAAACATATGATGTTAAATATCAAGAAGGATTAACAAGGTTAAAATTATTAGGTGAATCAAAAGATGTAAGAGACGAAGCAAGGTACGACAGCCTAAGAGTCCCTCCTCAGTAACTATGTTAAAAGAACCCATACCGTCGTTAGAAGGAAAAAACATAGCTTTAGTAGCGATGGGACAAAGTCAAATAGATTATCACTTATCAAGAACACACAGTTTAGCTTTTGATGAAATATGGGCTGTAAACGCGATGATCGGAGTTTTACCTGAAATAGACAGAGCTTTTATATTAGACCCTATGTCTAGGTTTTTTGATACGGAAGATGCAGGAAGTATGACCGAGATGATGAGAAAATACCTTCCTCAAGCAAAATACCCAGTATATACTTGTGAACTCGACGACAGAGTTCCGTATGCCGAGGAATATCCTTTACCTCATTTAATTAAAGATTTAGGATGTGCTTATTTTAATAATACGGTAGCGTATGCCATAGCTTTTGCATTATGGAATCAAGTTAGTCATTTAACTGTTTTTGGTGTAGATTTTACATATAAAACAAATATGCATTTCGCAGAATCTGGAAAAGCTTGTTGTGAATTTTGGTTAGCTAAATGTATGGAGAATGAAATAAATATCTCTGTTGCGCCAAGATCGAACTTGTTAGAAACTAATATAGACACTAAAGAAAAACTTTATGGGTATCATAGGTTAAAAGACCCTATTATTACTTATCAAAAAGAAGGTACAATAAAAACTTGTAAATGGTCGGAGGTAGAGCAGATTAACCACCCTGAACCGCAAATGATAGATAGAAATGATTTACCACCAGAACCAGAGGAGTATTAATGTTTTCACTTAATTCTGAAACAGAAGTTGGCAACCTTGGAGTTGTCACAACAAATAACAGAGGGCATACTGTAGAAGAAGTGGCAGAAATGGCAACTAAGAGATTAGTTTCTATTAGCGACGAAGCCCCTGCACCCATAAGGGCACAAGCACATGCTTTTAGAGAAGCATGCAAAAAAGTTGTTATTTATTATATGAATGAGGCTGTTAAAAACCATGTTTGTACAATATGTAATGAATTAGAAAAACAAGGTCAACATGACCTAGCAAATATTATTAGGAGACTCTAATGGCGATAACACAAGCAATGTGCACTAGCTTTAAAAAAGAACTACTGGAAGCAAAACATAATTTTCTTGCCTCTGGTGGTAATAGCTTTAAACTAGCGCTATATACAAGTTCTGCAACTATGACTGCAGCTACTACAGCGTTTACAACTACAAACCAAGCATCTGGAACAAACTATACTTCAGGTGGGGCTGCCTTAACTAATGTTAATCCATCATCTTCAGGAACAACAGCGTTTACTGATTTTGCAGATTTAACATTTGGAACAGCAACAATTACTGCAAGAGGTTGTATGATTTACAACGACACTGCATCAGGTGATCCTGCTGTAGCTGTGTTTGATTTTGGCGGAGATAAAACATCTACTGCAGGAAGTTTTACTATTCAGTTCCCAACAGCAGATGCTAGTAACGCAGTAATAAGAATAGCGTAAATAGCCTATGGCTAACGTAACGGGTTGGGGTCGCGGAACCTGGGGTTCTGGGGCTTGGAGTGAAGAAGATCCTGTTGTAATAACAGGGTTAGCGGGCACTTCTGCGTTAGGCAGTTTAACGGTAACAGGGCAAGCTAATGTAGTCGAAACAGGTGTTGCTGGAACAGGTGGTCTAGGCTCTCTCACTATAGCCGCTGCTGCAAACGTTTCTGAAACAGGTGTTAACGGCACAGGAGGAATCGGCTCATTAATAGCTACGGGAGCTGCTAACGTAGTCGAAACAGGTCTAGCTGGAACAGGTGGTTTAGGATCTCTAACAGCCACAGGTATTGCAAATACTTCTGTGACTGGGATCGCAGCTACGTCTGGTTTAGGCTCATTAATAGCTACGGGAGCTGCTACCATAACCGAAACAGGTTTAGCAGCAACAAGTGGCTTAGGCACTTTAACTCCTACAGGTGACGCTAATGTAGTCGAAACAGGTGTAGTAGGAACAACAGCTTTAGGTAATGTAATTACTGCAGGAGCTGCAATAACAGGTGTTTCAGGTGCTGCTTCTACAATATCCTTAGGCGATGAAACTGTAACGTGTGATGCTAACGTATTCCCAACAGGTGTTGCGGCTACTACGGCTTTAACAAGTGTAACTACAGTTACAGATAACGTATTTAGCATCACTGGTGTTGCAGGAACAGGCGCAGTAGGAACAGTAACCACTACAGCTGCTGCTACAGCAATACCCACAGGTGTAGAAGCTACAGGAGCTATCAGTCAAATACTTGTTTGGGGGAAAGTAGATGATTCCCAAAACGCTGATTGGTCGGAGATATCAGACACACAAACCCCTAATTGGACGAGCATATCTGATTCTCAGACCCCAGGATGGGAAGAAGTTGCTTAACTAATATGAAAAAAGAGAATATAATCAAAATGTACGGAGAATACTAATATGGCAAGCACATACGTAAATGACCTTAGACTTAATGAAATGGCGACAGGTGACGCTAGTGGAAGCTGGGGCACAGTCACGAATACAAATTTGGAGCTCATAGGTGAAGCTTTAGGCTTCGGAACAGAAGGCATAACAACCAACGCAGATACGCATACATCTACAGTAGCAGACGGAGCTACAGACCCAGTAAGGGCGATGTATGTTAAATAT